TTCAACATCTTGAGATTCAATATCTTGAATCTGTTCATCAGTAAGTTTTGCCTTACTTTTGTCTACTTTTTTGCTCTTTAAACGCTCCTCGATTTCAGCAAGTTCTTGACGAGCAGCTATTTCAAGTTCTTGCCTTTCTGCTAAATCGAGTCTGCGAGGGTCAATACCATCGCCGTCTTCTCCTTCATATATTTGTTCTTTTATACCACCTAATGGTAAACCATTAGCATACCTTGACAATAATTCTCTAACAGACATAGATTGGTCTGGTACTGTCATACTGGGTTGTTCATTAATTTCATCATCATTAAAATGATGTGCATTAAAAATGTTTCTTACTATCATAATTCATTATTTTTTCTTTCTGTTTCTGCTATTCTTTGCATTTTTTTAAAGGCAAAAATATGTCTTTCAGACATAGTTTTTTCTTGTTCTGTAAAACTGTTAAACTCTTTTGATATTTCCAAATCTAATTCTTCTCCAATTTTAGCCATATATATAGCAATTTTACCCTTTTCTTCTTCATTATACATTTTATCTTTATAATATCTTGGCATAGCTATTTTTTTACCATCTTTAATTGGTATATACATACGTTCTTCTAATATATTTTTATGCCAATTAATCATATTATTAGTAAGATAATTACTACCTAAACCTTTTGACATTACACTAAATTCCTTTTTTCTATCATCGTTTTTATGTTGGGGAATTTGTGATTTTTTTGACATATACTTTAACGTATAACCGATACTGGCATCACTAACATTACCAATATGATAAGTGCCAATAGCATGATTATTAAGTGCCCAAGCACGAGCAATATGTTCTTTATTACTGTTAAAAAGAATAATATGATAATGAGGACGTTTTTTTGTAGACCCGTACTCTCCAACAGCATAGTATTTAAGCTTTTCATTAGTTAATTTTCTTAATCGTTTAAAAAACTTTTGTAAATCGGGTAAATGAAGTGTCATATATCCATTATTAGTGATTGGTACATATTCAGTATCATAAGTTAATGTTATAAAGAGAGCGGAATTACTCCGCTCTCCTTCTTTAACTAATCTAAAAGACCATCCTGATGTACGTCTTTTTTTACAGGGGGGACACTTTCCACATGGAAATGGTATATGTTCTCCTTTTATTTTTTCTTTCTTATAGAAAGGAGTTATACACCTGCTACTCATAACTAAAACATTGGAGTACCAAATTTTGGCATCGGCCTAACCGCTTTAATTTTGTTCAATACATGACAATATAAAGAGTCCGTGCCAGTGTTATTTACTGCAAATATTCTCTTTGTTGGGTCGCATTCAACAAATGCTCCATTTAAGGCTGGTAAACTAGTAAACTTTCGTCCTAAATGCCAATAATCTAATGTATTTCTGAATTCTCCAGCTACTCTTGATGGCATATATTTATACTCAGCATAACGTGGTACATAACCAAATGTTTGTGAACCTGAAGTAGTATATGCATATATTTCATCATTGGTTACAGGTTGTTCACCAATATTTGCAAATGATGGCCAATAATAATCTAAAGTATCATTCTTTAAATATGTTTTAGGAATACCTTGTTGATATGCTGTTTTAGGCATTACAGACATAATTCCAATAATATATCCATGTTCTTCACAATAATAAGAACCTGAACGACCTGATGATACGCTCATACCATGACCTGACATATTACCTTGTGGTAAACCTGAATCTTCTCCGGGTTGATTTACCTGACCTGTTGTATTAACAATTTCACTTACTACTACAGGTGTTTTTACACCTGTTATATACTCAGGACGTTGTAATCTCTTATCTGATGATTTAACACCAAAATGTGTAAGAATATTTTCAATATATCTAGTACCGCCTCTTGCATTTTTTTCAAGCCATTCTTGTAATCTAAATGCTCTACGTAAATCATTAATTGTAGTTGGCTGTAAATCTAAACCATCTGTTTCTGCAAATAATTGATTAGGTGCAAATGGTGGTGTAGGTAATGCTGCATCTACAGTAATTGATGAAGGTGAACCTGATAATGTTGTTGTAGAACCTGATGTTTTTACTAAAACATCTCCTGAAATTTGTCCTAGTGGTATATCAACTGCTTGGCCTTTTTGAGCAAAAGGTAATGATGCAGTAAAATAATCATGTTCCCATGCTCGTTTTCTTAATGTACATAAATCATTTGCGTTTGCACCGTTATTTCCATCTGTTAATTTATAATTTACAGGTGTAATAAGATTTTGGTCTCTATAATACTCATTATAAATGGATTGATAAGCTGCAAAAGGTAATGCATTAAATTGTTGTGAAGTACCACCAGGTGCTCTTGTTGGTATACCCATATAATCAAAAAACTTTGAATATGGGTTTGTAATATCACCATTATATGGAATGTATGGTGTAACTAAACCTGAATTTGCATCTGTAATAAACTTTTCCCAATTACTCCATAAAATACGGTTTGGTACAAAGAAATAATGCATCGAAACATCCATTCTGTGCATTACTGGAGCAATCATTGGTGCAAATCTAATAAGGCTTTCGCAACCAATATCAAATTTGTCTCCTGGTACACATTCTAATGTTAATATAGGTGTTAAATTACCCATATCAGCTGATAATTTCACGTCGTGCGTGAGGTCAAAGACATTCTTTTTAGGTCTTTGTAACTTAATCGAATTGAATAAGTTTTTGTTCATTTTTTTTAATTTTAAATTTTTTAAAATTGGCGGTGACTAACCGCCTATTGTTATAGTCTAATTCCGCCGCGTGATACATAATAAGTACGGCTTACTTTACGTCGTTTGCCATAACCGCCCTTTCGAGATGAGCGTCGATAGTTCCTTCTTCGCATTTTTTTGTTTTTAGTTTGTTATTAAAATATTTATATAAAGCTTGTTCTACATATTTTTTTAATAATTCTTTCTCTGAATTATCTGATGTGTTATACAACTTAATTAATCGTAATATTTGGTCTTGTGTATATAATCTCATTATTTTTTTGATTTATTGGGTTTAATAAAATCTCCGAATATTCCAAATATATCCATTGTTTTATCCCATAATTCATCTCCAGGTTCTAAAATTTTTGATATTTCTGCTCTTAATTTACCCATTTGTTGTAACATTAACTGTTGTCTCATACCTTCTGATATACCCTGTTTTAACATATTATTACCCATAATAGTTAAATTTGACATTAAAATTTTTTGGTAAGCTAATTGTTGTGTTTTTTCTAATTTGATAAATTGATTAGATGTATATAACTTCTGTGTTTCTGCATCTAACTTTTTCTTTGTAGATTCTTGTATTGGTAACTGACCAATTTTTACTTGTGTATCAGCTATTTTATTTTGGATTGTTTCTTTTGTTTCTTGATTCTTTAAAAATACTGAATCAACTAATCCCGGTAGTTGTCCTTTAAGTCTATCTATGTCTAAATTTTTCCAATCAGTTTGGCTACCTACATATAATGCATCTGCATTTGTTTTCTTTACTTGTGCCTCTAATAATTCACCTTGCAAAGATGCATTTTTCATTGTCTGGTCTTGTAACTTTAATTTGTTCGATTTTCCTAAAACATCCAAAGCCCCTTCTTCAATTTTTGGTGCTACAAAATCTGTACTTCTTATTGCAGGAGCGTTATTCTGTTGTGAATATATAAGATTTGGGTTTAATCCAGCATCCTGATATCTCTGCATTTGTTGTTTTGGAGCGTTATAAAGATTTACTCTATTCCAATCATCTAATGCGTTTTTTCTGTTTCTACTATTTGTATATAGTTGTGAGCCTGTGTTTAATAGGGTTGTTCCTATTTGTGCCCATGCGTCTGGTGATAATGGCATATCTCTTGTTTTTTATTTTTTGTTTTGACACCAAATTCCTTTGATTTGGTTTGTTCACTCGATTGTCATCCGCTGCGCTCCTTCCGACTCGTTCACTTACCAAATTTAGTCATTTGGTGTCAATAAGCACTAATATATCAAGGTGATTAGTGCTTATTTCCTGACGCGCTGCGCTTGTCTTGATAAATACAGCCATGCAAGTAAACTTGCACAGCCGTATTTCTCTGTTTTTAGATGTTTTCAACATCTTGAGATTCAATATCTTGAATCTGTTCATCAGTAAGTTTTACCTTACTTTTGTCTACTTTTTTGCTCTTTAAACGCTCCTCGATTTCAGCAAGTTCTTGACGAGCAGCTATTTCAAGTTCTTGCCTTTCTGCTAAATCGAGTCTGCGAGGGTCAATACCATCGCCGT